CATGTCGGCGAATGCGAGGGCCACCTGCGTGGGCATCGACGCCCATCCGAAATCGCAGCAGACCGACACGCTGCCCTCGCCGACGATCACGTCACCGACCGACAGCGAGCGCAGCCCACGGCAGTGGTAGACGGGGTGGACATCACCGACCACAGAGGCAGGCGCGCCGTTGTCGTAATCGAACACCTTGTCGATGCTGGGTGCCTCGACAGTCAGGCCGTGCTGGTACAGGCCCAGCAGCGCAGCGCACATGACGTGCAGCGGCATCTGTGGGTTGCCGCCGTCGATGAACGACAGGGCGCGGTAGGCCTTCGCTCGCGGCGAGGCGTCCCAGCCCTTGGTGTTGATGATGGTCGCGTCACCGTCGGACAGGTGCAGTTTGTAAACATGGTAGAGCATGGTCAGTCTCCTCAGTTGAACCACCAGAACGGCCCCAAAGGGCCGCTCGAATTGCTCAACTTTTCGGGGGTCGCGCTGGTGCCTCTCGGCCATGTCACGGTGCAGTCACTGCGGCGATGATGGTGTCCTGATTGCCAGCCCGTTGCCCCCTCATACACAGGGTTGTGCCTCGGATGGAGCATCTGGGTCTGGCGGTCATCCGCGCTTACGACTTGGGCCTATTGGCGGGTGTCTGGCTGAGGGTGAGGGGGCATGGTGGCCGCGTCGTCCCTTCCGACACCCCCTATGTAAGGGCACTCTTTCCCACTATCAACACCCTATTTCAGATAAAGGGTAATTATTTCGCTAGTGGTCGTTTCGCTGCCCTCCCCCAGAACGGGGTGTCTGGATGGTGCCGATTAATGGAAATCAATAGGTTACGGGTGCTGGGTGCCGCTCCCCAGCTGAAGAAAACAGGTGGAAAAAAAGTGCGATGGAGCGTAGGGTGAATGCCATCGAAATGGTTCGATTGAACCAATCCGCGCCAACACGCTGGGGTCGTGGATCGGGAAAACGAATCACCTACACATTCAAGGGGCTGAATATGTAAAAGCCCGATAGCCCAGCGCAGCGCAGAGGTCACGATGACAGACAAGAAGAAGCCAACGCTCACAGTGGTGTCCGACAAGTCGAACCCGCCAACAGGTGGGGCGGGAAACACAGGCACCAACACAGGGGCCAAGCAGTCGAGAGGCAGGCCATACAAGGGACAGCCCAAGACGTCAGGCAGCAAGACAGCAGTCAACAGCGAGGGGCTGACAGTCAAGCAGGAAGCCTTCTGCATGGCGATCCTCGACGGCAAAGGTTTCAGTGACGCATACCGCGAGGCGTACGACGCAGAAAACATGAGCGCTGCAAGCGTCCATCAGGAAGCGTACAAGCTGGGGACAAACCCTAAGATTGCCCAGAGACTGGAAAGGGCAGAGAGGGAAAAGCAAGCAGAACAGCGCATGCAGCGGCTCTCGCGAGCAGAGCGCGTCGTTCAAAAGCTGGAGCAGATCGCCCTGCGTGATGGCGACACTGACGGCACACAGGTGCGGGCGCTGGAACTGCTGGGCAAGACGCTGGGGCTGTTCGTGGATCGTGTCGAGACTGAAGACAAGACGCAGCGTGACGCTGAGACAGTGCGGGCTGAACTGGAGGCACGGCTGAACAGGCTGATCGGCTGATCGGTTCAATTGAACTTCCGGCGAGGGCGGGGGGTTTTGACGGGGGGGTGGTTCTCGACGGGGGGCCACCCTCTTTTCGTGGAAGGCGATACGGCAGGCGGTGGAGCGCGATGTCGCCTGCTGGGTAGGGTGACCACCGACAGCATCACGTCGGCCACTCAGCGGCCAGCACAGCGGCTCTCAGCGATGGTCAGCACCATGTGCAGCGGTGGCAGCAGGGTCACCCCGCGACGAAAACGGCCAGACCTCGACCCCCACCTACCCCCGACCCCCCTGATCGCGGCCCGCGCGCACGCACGCGTATACATGATGTTCCACACAAACGATTACCAAATCCCCACAAAACATACCCCCCCCTTTCTTTTTCCCCACTCAACCTGAAGTAGGCAAAATACCGGGAAAACACCTGACATGCGTAGGAATCCTACAACCCCCAGTAGTATCACACATAAAAAATCCAAAATCGTCTGGGGTAACCCGCCCTCACGCCTACGAGTTGCAGCGACGGCAGGTTTGAAGGCGGGTATTTTTTTGTTTGGTCTTCCGTAGTGGAGTGCCGGACGTGAGATGTCGCGGTTTTACCACTTACCTTGGCTTCTTCCGATGAAATAGATCACGACCACAAGGATGCCGACGGCGCAGAGTACGGCGACGGTGCCGACGAACCATGCAATCAGTGATTCCATGAACTCTGCTTTGCGGTATGCGGTGTCTTGGCGTTGCTTCCGCACTTTTCGCAGGGTTTCCTTGTACTCTTCGAGACCATCTTGGCCGTATGCATAGCCAATCATGGTCTCTACGTCCTGCTTCATCTGCTGAATCTTCTTCTGTGCCGTGAAAGCATTCATGGCTTCTTCTTCAGCGGAGCCTCCGAACTTCCACCACGGTGGATTCTTGGCTCGTTCTGCGGCGTAATTGATATCTGCGTAGGCACCAGCAAACTTTGCCATGGCTTGAGACGCGTCACGACCTGCGGCCATGAGCGACTTCATGTTGGACACGGCACCTGCCGCAAGGGATAGGGCTGTGAACGGGTCGATCACTGGAAATCCTCCGCGCGATCTGAGTCTCCCGTCTCAGAGTTTGCTTTGATTTGGTTATACACCAAATATGCCGACGCCTCAACACGTCGAAAAGTTCGATTGAACTTGCCTCGCGCGTGCGCGCGAAGAGTAGTTATATATATATTATATATATCTCTCTCTCTTAGGGAGAGAGAGAAGAGATATAACGTAGTAGTATTATATATATACTATTACGCGCGCGCGTTAGTAGTTATATACTTAGGGCCGTGGAGTATGGGTTCCTCCCACCCCTGCTTCACAGGCGGACAGGCGCGCCCACCCGCGCTTGTCTGCCACCACAAAGGAGAGCCGCATGAAGAGTCTTGCCGCACTGAAGGACAAGATCGGCACCCTCCCACTGGAGGAGCAAGCCAAGCTCCTTGATCTCCTGACGGAGCTTGAGGAGGCTGAAAACAAGACCGCCGCGAAGGATGACTTCATGGCGTTCGTTCGTATGATGTGGCCAAGCTTCATTGGCGGCAGGCATCACAAGACAATGGCCGAGGCCTTTGAGCGTGTGGCGCGTGGCGAACTGAAGCGCCTGATCATCAACATGCCACCCCGACACACCAAGTCGGAGTTTGCGTCATATCTGCTGCCAGCTTGGTTCCTTGGGAAGTTTCCCGAGAAGAAGGTTATCCAAACAGCGCACACCGCCGAACTGGCTGTTGGATTTGGCCGTAAGGTCAGAAATCTGATTCAGTCTGAAGACTTCGACAAGGTCTTCCCCGGAATCACCCTGTCGTCTGACTCGAAAGCTGCTGGTCGCTGGAACACCAACAAGCGCGGTGATTACTTCGCTATCGGTGTTGGCGGTGCCGTGACTGGTAAGGGTGCAGACCTGCTGATTATCGACGACCCGCATTCCGAACAGGAGGCACAGCAGGGGCAGTTCAACCCAGAGGTCTATGACCGCGTGTATGAATGGTACACATCCGGCCCACGTCAGCGTCTGCAGCCCGGTGGTGCAATCATCATCGTCATGACCCGATGGGCAAAGCGCGACCTGACAGGACAGATTCTGAAATCCACAGCAGACCGCAAAGGCGTCGATGACTGGGAGGTGATTGAGTTCCCGGCACTCATGCCGTCAGGCAATCCGCTGTGGCCAGAGTTCTGGTCTCTGGAAGAACTCGAAGCCCTCAAGGCAGAACTGCCGATCTCCAAGTGGTCAGCGCAGTACCAGCAAGACCCCACCTCCGAGGAGGGGGCGCTCATCAAGCGCGACTGGTGGCGTGAGTGGGAGCAGGATGAACCGCCGCCGTGTGAGGCAATCATCCAGTCTTGGGACACCGCGTTCCTGAAGACACAGCGGTCGGACTACAGCGCCTGCACAACATGGGGCGTGTTTTACCACCCCAACGAAAACGGCAAGTCAATGCCAAATATTATTCTTTTGGATGCGTATAAGGAAAAGCTGGAGTTTCCAGATCTGAAGCGCGCGGCCTACGACAAGTACCGCGAGTTTGAGCCAGACCAGATGATCGTGGAAAAGAAGGCCTCTGGTGCGCCGTTGATCTTTGAGCTTAGGGCCATGGGCATTCCCGTCACAGAGTTCACCCCGTCACGGGGGCAGGACAAGATTGCCCGAGTTAACGCTGTTACAGATCTGTTCGCCAGCGGAGCGATATGGTATCCTCCCACGCGATGGGCAGAAGAGGTCATCGAGGAATGCGCCGCGTTCCCTTCTGGGGAACACGATGACTTTGTGGACTCGACGACCCAAGCTCTGCTAAGGTTCAGGCAAGGTGGCTGGGTGAGGGCCGAATCTGATGACTGGGATGACGAGCCGAAATACCGCAGGCCAGTCGAGTACTACTAGGAGCTTGTGAATGGCTATCGAAAAAATGATGGAGCCGTCGGACTTCGACATCGAGGACACTGATGCCGAAGAGATTGAGGTTGAAATCGTCAACCCTGAAGCTGTCTCCATCGAGACAGATGACGGTGGCGTAATCATCGACTTCGAAGGCGGAATCAGCGAAGAGCTTCTTGGGCCAGACCATGACGCCAACCTCGCCGAGTTCATCGACGAATCTGACCTGCAGTCCATGGCATCAGAACTGGTGGGTGATTTCGAGTCCGACCGCGAATCCCGCCGCGAATGGGCACGAGCCTACGTCAAAGGCCTCGACCTGCTGGGCATGAAGATCGAGGAGCGCAGCCAGCCTTGGATGGGCGCATCCGGCGTGTTCCACCCCGTCCTGACGGAAGCCGTCGTGCGGTTTCAGGCGCAGGCCATGGGCGAACTCTACCCTGCATCCGGCCCCGTCCGCAGCAAGGTGATGGGCAAGCTGACGCCCGAAAAGGCAGATCAGGCTGAACGCGTACAGACGGAGATGAATTACCTCATCACCGAAGAGATGACCGAGTACCGCGACGAGCTAGAGCAGATGCTGTTCAAGCTGCCGCTTGCTGGCTCTGCCTTCAAGAAGGTCTACTACGACCCGATCCTTGAGCGCCCGTGCTCCATCTTCATTCCCGCAGAAGACTTCGTTGTTTCCTACGGTGCCTCTGACCTCATGACATGCCCGCGCTACACGCACGTCATGAAGAAAACCAAGAACGAGATCTTGGAAATGCAGGTTGCTGGCATGTATCGGGACGTTGAGCTTCCCGATCCCCAGCCTGACTTCTCCGACATCCAAGAAAAGTACGATGAGCTTGATGGCGAGAGCGCTGTCATTGAAGACGACGACCGGCACACCCTGCTCGAAATGCATGTCAGCATGAACATGCCCGAAGAGTTTGACGATCCCGATGGAATCGCGCGTCCGTATGTCGTGACCATCGACAAGTCATCTCGGGAAATTCTTGCCATTCGGAGAAACTGGTATGCTGACGACCAGAAGAAAAAGAAGCGGATGCATTTCGTCCATTACAAATACCTTCCGGGTTTGGGTTTCTATGGCACCGGACTCATTCATCTCATGGGTGGTTTGGCTAAATCTGCTACTTCAATTCTGCGGCAACTCATTGATGCTGGTACTCTATCGAACCTGCCTGCTGGCCTTAAGGCTCGCGGTCTTCGCATCAAGGGCGACGACACTCCTCTCATGCCGGGTGAGTTCCGCGACGTGGACGTACCGGGTGGCGCTATTCGCGACTCGATCACGTTTATTCCTTACAAAGAGCCTTCGTCAGTGCTCTACTCGTTGCTTGGAAATATCGTGGAAGAGGGACGCCGCGTTGGCTCTGTTGCGGACATTCAAGTAGGCGACATCAACGCACAGGCACCAGTGGGTACAACGCTCGCCCTGATGGAGCGTTCGATGAAGGTCATGAGTGGCGTACAGGCTCGCCTGCATGCTGCCATGAAGAACGAGCTTCGCATCCTCGCGAAGATCATCCATGACTACATGCCCGCTGAGTATGCCTACGAAATGGAAGGCGACTTCAACCGCATCGAAGATTTCGACAAGCGCGTTGACGTTATCCCTGTTTCTGATCCGAATGCCGCGACCATGTCGCAGCGCATCATGCAGTATCAAGCTGCACTGCAACTCGCACAGCAGGCACCCCAGCTATACGACATGGGCAAGCTGCACCGCCAGATGCTGGAAGTTCTTGGCATCCCAGATGCTGGTGACATCATCAAGCTGCCGGAAGACATCAAGCCTGCAGACCCTGTCACAGAAAACATGATGATGCTGAAGCAAGAGCCTGTGAAAGCATTCAAGTATCAGGATCACGAGGCACACATCGCCGTTCACATGGCGGCGCTTCAAGATCCGAAGATGCGGGAACTGGTTGGTCAGTCTCCGTTTGCTCAGGCAATCGGTCAGGCTATGGCCGCGCATGTCACTGAGCACGTTGCCTTCCAGTATCGCCGCAACATTGAGAAGATGCTGGGCGTGGAAATGCCGAACGAAGATCAGGCGCTGCCCGAGGATGTGGAGATCGAACTCTCCCGTCTGGCCAAGGACGCAGCAGAAAAGCTGCTTCAGAAGGATCAAGCAGAGCAGGCCGCAGAGCAGGCGCAACAGCAGATGCAAGACCCGGTTGTGCAAATGCAGCAGCAAGAACTCCAACTCAAGCAGATGGAGCTTCAGCACAAGATCAAGATGGACGAAGCCAAGCTACAGCTTGATGCATTGTCAAAGCAGGCCAACGCCCAGCTTCAGGCAGAGCGTATCTCTTCGGAGAACCAGCGTGCTGGCGCACAGATCGGCGCACGTCTCGCCACAGAACTCGACAAAGCCCAGCGCGAAGACAAGCGCACGGGAGCAAAACTTGGGATCGAAATAGCAAAGGAGCTTGCTAAGGGAGATGGATGATACGGTACTGGCGCTGGTTAAGCGCACAATAGATGAGTCCAAGGAATCCTTGGAACAGTTTCTCGCGGGTGGTGGCGCGGAAACCTTCGAACAGTATAACCGGGCCGTTGGCCGTTATGAGGCGTTGTGCATCATCGAGGGTGAATTAGCCGACATAGAGAAAAGATACATTGAAAGTTAGAACTTTTAGGGTATCTTGAGGCCGGGAGAAATTCGTGGATTGTCCACGCAGGGTGACTGTGAACCTTAAATCACTGCAGGAACAAAGATGTATACTGGTGACAAAACAACAGACGAGCGCGTAGCGTCTAAACTACCGCAACCCCAAGGATACAAAATCCTTATTGGCGTCCCAGAAATCAGCGAGAAAACTGAAGGTGGTGTCTTCATGCCAGATGGCCTGAAGTCCGCTGAGGAGACGGCGTCAATCATTGGCTTCGTCATGAAGCTTGGGCCAGATGCCTACAACGACGAGAGCAAGTTCCCGAACGGCGCTTACTGCAAAGAAGGCGACTTCGTGATCTTCCGTTCGTACTCGGGCACCCGCTTCAAGATTCATGGGAAAGAGTTTCGACTCATCAACGATGACACCGTAGAGGCGGTTGTCGAAGATCCACGGGGGTATAGCCGCGCATGAACCAAGCAGCACAGGAACAAGATTTCGAGTTTGAGGATGAGACAGTGGCTGAATCTTTACAGTCCGCAAAAGTTCAATCGAACCAATCTGACGACGACGACGGATTCGAAATCGAAGTCGTAGACGATACGCCAGAGCCGGATCGCGGTAAGCCGCGACGGGCAGATGATTCTGAAGCTCAAGTCCCAGACGATGATGAGATTCAGTCCTACAGCGAAGGTGTGCAGAAGCGCATCAAGCAGTTGAAGTTTGAATACCATGAGGAGCGCCGCCGCAAAGAAGAGGCTGCGCGTCTTCAGGAGGAGGCTCTTCGTTACGCCCAGCAGGTCAAAGCTGAAAACGAAAAGCTCCGCAAAACCCTCGAAGAGGGCGAAGGTGTTTTGGTCAATCAGGCCAAGGGCCGGGTTGCTGCTGAGTTGGACAAGGCAAAGGCTGCATACAAGGCAGCTTATGAGCTTGGCGATTCGGACGCGCTGATTGAGGCGCAGGAGCGGTTGTCCGCCCTGCAGGCTGAGAAGATGCGCTACGACAGCTACCGCCCTCAGCCGCGCCAAGCACAGACACCGGCACCCGAGTATACGCGTCCGCAGCCGCAGCCACCTCGTCCCGACGAGAAGGCCGTAGCTTGGGCGCAGAAGAATACTTGGTTTGAGCGTGACTCGGAAATGACCGGGTACGCGTATGGCCTGCACGAGAAGCTCATCAAGAGCGGAGTTGATCCGCGAAGCGATGAGTATTACAATCAAATTGATCGCGCGGTTCGCCGTGTGTTCCCGGATAGGTTTGACGATGGGAAAATTGAGGAAGTCGCACCCCAACGTCAGGCCGGTAACGTGGTCGCCCCCGCCGCTAGAAGCGGAAAGAAGCCACGCAAAGTGCAACTGACCTCAACGCAGGTCGCTCTCGCCAAGCGACTTGGTCTGTCTAATGAACAATATGCGGCGCAATTGATGAAGGAAATGAGCCGATGACGGATCGTACCCCACGCAATACTGAAACCCGCGAAGCGGGCCAACGTAAGGTGTCGTGGCAGAGACCTTCGATGCTGCCTACCCCCGAACCCCGTGATGGGATTTCCTATCGCTGGATTCGCACATCCACTCTGGGTAACGCAGACAACACGAATGTTTCTTCCAGATTTCGTGAGGGATGGACGCCTGTCCGCGCAGAGGATCATCCAAACCTTCAAATTGTGTCCGATATCGATTCTCGATTTAAGGACAACATTGAGGTCGGTGGGTTACTGCTTTGCCAGAACTCAACCGAAAACGTGAAGGCTCGCATAGACGCCCAACTTGATATGGCTCAGAGCCAGATGCAGGCGGTGGACAACAGCTACCTTCGCAACTCAGACCCTCGCATGCCCGTTCTGAAACCAGAGCGCGCTACGCGAACTTCGTTTGGTAAGTGAACCTAAACAGTCGCTTGCCTTGGTTGAAAAATTAGGAGGATGAGATATGGCTACTGCTGCCGCTCCTTACGGCCTCCGTCCGGTGAAGCGCACCGACGGCATGCCTTACGCTGGGGCTACGTCCCAGTACCTCATCGATCCGGCTGGTGAAGCGACGAACCTGTTCTATGGCCAAGTCGTTATCATCGGTTCGGATGGATACATCGCGCTTTCTACGGCAACGGGTGCCGACATTACCACCAACAACTTGGGTGGTAACGGTGTCGGCGCTATCGGTGTTTTCGTTGGCTGTGAGTATGTGAACTCTTCGGGGCAACTCGTTCAGGCACAATTCTATCCCTCGGGTACTGCCAACGGTGGCACGATCAAAGCTTATGTCGTTGACGACCCCAATGTCCTGTTCCAAGCACAGCTTGACGGGGCGGGTGCGCAAACGATCATCGGCACCAACACATTCTTTGCTGCGGCGCAGTCCACCTCGACTGGTTCTACCACGACAGGTAACTCGACCTCGGCACTGGATGCCACCGTCCAAACCGCAGCGGCTGCATTCCGCATCGTTGCTCATGTGTCGCCTGCTAGTGACGCGTTCCCTGATGTACTTGTAAAGTTCAATCCGGGCGCTCATCAGATGACTAACAACGTCGGCTTTTAAGGAGTTGTGACATGGCTATTTCACGCGCCCAACTTCTGAAAGAGCTTCTGCCGGGTCTCAACGCCCTGTTCGGTTTGGAGTACGGTAAGTACGAAAACGAGCATGCAGAAATCTACGAGACCGAAACCTCTGAGCGTAGCTTTGAAGAAGAAGTTAAGCTTTCTGGCTTCGGTGCAGCTCCGGTGAAAGCCGAAGGTGCAGCCATCTCGTATGACAATGCACAGGAGTCTTTCACTGCCCGTTACAACCACGAGACCGTGGCAATGGGCTTCTCCATCACTGAAGAAGCGATGGAAGACAACCTGTATGACTCGCTGTCTGCGCGTTATACGAAGGCTCTGGCTCGCGCCATGGCTTACACCAAGCAGGTTAAGGCAGCATCGCTGCTGAACACCGGGTTTGATGTCTTCACCTCGGGTGACGGCGCATTCCTGTTCAGCAAAACGCACGGCACTGTGGCTGGCACCAACAACGCCAACCGCCCCAACACCCCGGCTGACCTCAACGAAACCTCGCTCGAGCAGGCTGTGATCGATATCGCAGCATTCACTGACGAGCGTGACCTGCTGATCGCCGCACGTCCGCGCAAGCTGATCGTTCCCCCGGCGCTGATGTTCGTTGCAACCCGTCTCCTGCAGACGGAACTGCGTGTCGGCACCGCCGATAACGACATCAACGCACTGAGGACGAACGGCTCGATCCCCGAGGGCTACCGTGTGAATCACTATCTCACCGATAATGATGCATGGTTCCTCACCACCGATGTCCCCAATGGCATGAAGCACTTTGTGCGTACCGCCATGCAGACATCGATGGACGGCGACTTCGACACGGGCAACGTGCGCTACAAAGCGCGTGAGCGTTACTCGTTTGGCGTTTCCGATCCCCTTGGGATCTACGGTTCGCCCGGCGCTGCGTAAGTTCAATTGAACTTATAAAAAGGGGCGGCTTCGGTCGCCCCTTTCTTTTTGGGTGCTGCTGCGGTATTATTGCCCTGTCCCTGACAGCCGCATACTGTGGCTGACACTAGCCACGACAGGAGATCACAATGGCTAACACGACCTTTTCTGGGCCGGTACGTTCGGAAGGCGGCTTTGAAGTCGTTACCAAGAATGCTACCACTGGAGCCTTCACCACCTCTCTCGACATTGCATCTGATGGATCTGTCGATCTAACCTATTCCAGCGCAGATACTGGCACAGGAAACGTGGAACCCATTGTCATGGAAAACACCATGACGGGTGCAGGTGGCCTAGCAGGTCGCGCTCGTTTTCAGTTGAATGCCAATGCTGCTTTGGGTTCCTACTCCAACGCACTGAAGGCAATTGCTGTCTACGGCGCTTCGGGCAGCACGACTGGTCTGGGTTCGGCGTTTGTCGCGGAGATGACTCTGTCGGCAGGTACGTCTTCGGGCACCTACGCTCCGCTTGAGATTGAGCTGAATGCTCCGACTGGCGCAGATACAGGCACCCTGACCTCGTTCATGCACATCTCGACACAGGGCGCTGATGTTGGCACCATCGACGACAATGCTGTGTTCTTTAACCTTGCAGGTGTAACTGCAGGCGCAGGGCATATGGTTGTTGCAGGCACAACTCTTGGCACTGCCTATGGCGGTCTGCGTGTCCGCGTTGCGGGTACAAACTACTGGATTCCGTTGTATGCGGCAGAGCCGACCTAATGGGATTGTCGAAAGAACGGCTTATGGAGGTGAAGCGAGACGCCCTTGCTGAAAGGCAAAAGCATCTTGAAATGATCCAACAAGCCAATGGTGCAATTGCAATGCTGGATTTCCTCCTCGCCCAGTGCGAGGGGGAAGTTCCAGAAGACAAGGGAAATGCATAATGGCTATAAACCCTCCCAGCGCAGAAGAGATGGCTCGAAGCGTTGTAGCTGTTGAAAAGATTCGCGCTCGAAACTCAGACGGTACGCTGAAAGCAGACGATCCATCCACACCTGATGTAAATGAGGCGTGGGAAGAAAAGCCTGTTGCAAAAAAGCGTGATCGCTCTCCCAAGAAAAAAGGGAGCTAAAACATGGCTGGATATGAAGTCTCTTCAGGACACCTGCACAGCAGCGGGTTTATCGTAAAAAGACGTTGCCGGGTTCAATCAATTGATGTCGTTGGCACGTCAAGCGCAGGCGTTCTGGAAGTTTGGGACACTGACGTAGCGCCTGTTGCTGGTACATATGGCAGGTCTGGCACAACTGTTACTGTAACAAAGACTGCTCATGGCCTTTCAACTGGCGACAGGATTGGCATCAGCTTTACGCCAAACACGGGCGTGAATGCCACATCCGGTAACTATGAGATCACCGTTACTGGAGATAACACGTTCACGATCACGGACATCAATACTGGGACAATCAGCGCAGGCACTGCTTGTCGGTATGTCTCTTCTAACTCGAGCAATATTGATTCGCGTTGGTTAACAACATACCATACAGCAGCCACTGATATCTTTGTGAACAACCTCAATATTCCGGGGGATGGCTTGTTGGCCCGTAAGGGCGTCTATGTTGGTGCCACCAACCTTGACTCGATAAATATCTTCTACAGCTAAGGTGCGTTATGGCAAAGTCCCCTGCATGGCAGCGCAAGGAAGGCAAGAACCCCAAGGGCGGGTTGAACGCCAAAGGTCGTGCATCTGCTAAAAAGCAGGGAATGAACTTAAAGCCCCCTGCACCAAAGCCTAAGACCAAAAAGGACTCCGCGCGCAGGAAAAGCTTTTGCGCGCGGATGTCCGGCATGAAGAAAAAGCTGACGAGCGAGAAAACAAAGCGCGACCCCAACAGCCGCATCAACAAAAGCCTTCGGGCGTGGAACTGCTGACATGGCTATCTCACGCGCACAGATGGGTTCACAACTGACGGGGAACAGAATGCCTCTCACATCCAAGGGCAAGAAGATCAAGAAGTCTATGGAGAAGCAGTATGGCAAGGAGCGTGGTGAGCGCGTCTTCTATGCTTCTGAGAACAAGGGCAACATCAAGGGCGTTGCAAAGAAGCCAGCAAAGAAGGGTAAGAAGTAATGCCGTTCAAGCCTTCAGGAAATGATGCCCAAGATCTCGCAGTCCTTCGTGCCGCGAAGAACATCGACGATGGTGGCGTCTCCAAGATGAAGGATGGCGGCAGCACATCTCGTGTGAACGAGGCTGGCAACTACACCAAGCCGGGTATGCGCAAGCGCATGTTTGAATCCATCAAGGCTGGTGGCAAGGGCGGCAAGCCGGGACAGTGGTCTGCCCGCAAGGCGCAGATGCTTGCCAAGCGCTACAAGGATTCAGGTGGTGGTTACCGCGATTGAGCAAGACCTGCGTAGTTGGTCTCGTGAAGTTCTTGAGGTGCCCAACGACTATCTGAAGGGCATGCCGCCATGTCCATATGCCCGCAAGGCGTGGCGGGAGAACAAGGTTCTTGTTATAGAATCCAGTAACTTTGAAGAGGATGTCGCCAGATATTGCCAAGATTTTTACGAGTTCGATAAGGAACTTATTGTCGTTGGCACCTATGATATCCCTGATCTTGAAGACCTGACTGAGTTTACTGAAGGGCTTAACGCACAACATCCATCCCTACACTGCATGCAGTTTCATCCTGACTATGGTGCCGACGATGCAGAGTTGGATTTTCTAACTGACAACGACTGGGAAAGCTCCAACCCTTACGAGTACTGCATGGTGTTTATACAGGACTTGCGCCTTGTTGTTGCCGCTAGTGACAGGTTGGAGGCGTTAGGTTATTATTCCGCATATCCTCGCGACGAGTATGAAGAGCTTGTCGTCAACCGCAAAAGGAGACTGGACTATGGCGATGAAACCCCGTGCGATGAAGAACGGCAAGACCAAGAAGATGATGCGTGGCGGCATGGCTGATAAGCCGATGGCCATGAAGAACGGTGGCAAAGCTGGCGCAAAGAAGATGATGCGCGGCGGCATGGCCAAGAAGAAGTAATGGCAAAGGCGGCACCTCAGAAAAGCCTCGACAAGTGGACAAAGCAGAAGTGGCGAACCAAATCTGGTAAGCCGTCCACTCAAGGGCCGAAGGCAACGGGAGAGCGTTACTTGCCTGAGAAGGCGATTAAAGCTCTCTCGCCGTCTGAGTATGCCGCCACCACCAAGGCCAAGCGTGAGGGCACACGCAAAGGCAAGCAGTTCGTCAAACAGCCCAAGAACATTGCCAAGAAGACGGCTGCTCATAGAAAGGCCAAATAATGGCTGTAGTCACCCCAGACTTACCGGAAATCTTTGAAGAAGCCTACGAGCGCGCAGGCTTGGAGATGCGTTCCGGCTATGACCTTAAGACGGCGCGGCGCAGTCTCAACCTTCTGACGCTTGAATGGCAGAACCGTGGGCTTAATCTGTTCACGATTGATTCTGGCACATTGGCTGTTACGGCGGGTACTGCAACCTACACGATGCCCGCCGATACCATTGATCTGATTGAGCACCAAATCCGTACAGGAACTGGCACCAGTCAGGTTGATACGGCGCTTGAGCGCGTTAGCGTTTCGACCTACGCGCAGCAGACCAACAAGAACACGCAGGGGCGGCCAACGCAGATCTATGTGCAGCGCTTGCCCACAGAGACGAAGGTGACGCTGTGGCCCGTCCCTGACGCCACAACGACGTACACCATCTTGTACTTCCGCCTAAAAGGAATTGATGGCTTAAGCTCTGGTGTCGGCTCTTCAGTTTCCTCCGTGCCACCTCGCTTTGTGCCTGCGCTTGTTTCAGGTCTTGCATATTACATTGCAATGAAGAGACCAGAAGTTGCTGCGCGGGCTGGGCCGTTGAAGCAAGAATACGAGTTTCAATTTCAGCTTGCCGCTGGCGAGGATGAGGAAACTGCTTCGATTAAGTTTATCCCGTACAACACATTTATGATGGGTTGATCATGTCTTTTGCTAAAGGCAAATACGCCTTCGGGTTCTGTGACAAGACTGGGTTTCGTTACCCGCTCAGAGACCTTGTGCCTGAGTACAACAACGGCGTGAAGACTGGTTTTCTTGTGGGGCGTGATGTTGTTGACCCCGATCAACCGCAGAATTTCCTTGGCCGCGTAAAGATCAATGACCCACAATCTTTGCAGAACCCAAGACCCGACACATCACAGGATGCCAGCAGGGAGCTATTTGGCTGGAATCCGGTTTGGAACCCGGCTCAGTACATGGTAGGCTCTGTTGGAAGAGTTACCGTCACCACGACAGATGGAGAATAGAATGCCCGGAGTTAAGAAATCACCCCGTCCCGTTGCTCGCCCCAGCACAGCGGAAGAGCGCGCAGCCGCAGAACGTGCGGAGCGCGCAGCCAAGCGTGAGGCCCGTGAGGCAGAGTCGCTGATGAAGCGCGCTGCTGGCGGCAAGATGAAGATGGTTCGCAAGGGCGATGAGATGGTTCCCGCATTTGCTGCCGATGGCGTTGGCAAGATGCGCGAAGGTGGCGGTGTTTGCCGTGGTATGGGGGCTGCTACCAAGGGTGGCAACTTCCGCATGGGGTAAGTTCAAATGAACTATTCTGAGCTAGTACAAGCGATCAAGGACTACACGGAGAACACGGAGACCACCTTCGTGTCCAATATTCCTACGTTTGTACGTCAGGCTGAGGAGCGCATTCACCGCACGGTAATGATTCCTGAGCTTCGCAAGAACGTTACTGCAAGCACGACTGCAACCAATCGCTTCTTGGCTCGACCCTCTGATTTCTTGGCTCCATTTTCTATCGCTGTGATTGACGGGGACGGAGACTACACGTTCCTCATCGACAAGGATGTCAACTTCATCCGCGAGGCGTACCCGTCAACCGCAACTGCAGGATTGCCAAAGTACTACGCGGAGTTTGATGGCGACGTGGAGTCAAACAATTCGCCGGGTCACTTCATTCTTGGCCCTACGCCTGATGCTGACTATGGCGTTCAGTTGCACTACTACTTTGATCCGCCTTCTATTGTTGACTCTGGCACATCTTGGCTGGGCAACAACGCTGAAGAGGTTTTGCTGTATGGCAGCCTGATCAATGCCTACATCTTCATGAAGGGCGAGCCGGATGTAATGGCCGCATATCAGCAATCCTACGACAATGCGCTGCGCCGACTTGTAATGCTTGGAGAGGGTCGCCTGAAGCGCGACAGCTATCGTGACGGCGAACCAAGGGTCAACATGTGATGTTTGAGTTTAAGTTAAACATTCCTCAGAACGAGCAAGTTGTGTTGGTTAACACCACCGACAAGCGTGGATTCACGCCAGAGGAATTAGCAGAGCAGTGCGTCAAGCGCATTGTGTCGGTCTCCGACAGCGCCCATCCGGGCATCAGAGACCAAGCTCGTGCTTTTCAGAAGCACATCGAGATGCTTGTTGCAAACTATATGCGGCAAGCTATTCGCAGTGACCGCACAACTGTGTATAATGCGCTGACAGATGCGGGCCATCCCGAACTGGCAGAACTTATAAGGAGACTCTGACATGGCCTTCACTGGCAACTTTCTTTGCACGTCTTTCAAGCAGGAAATCCTGCAGGGCGTTCATAACTTCACCGCCTCGACGGGCAACACGTTCAAGTTGGCGCTGTACACCAACAGTGCTTCGTTTACTGCTGCGACCACCGCATACACCGCTTCTAACGAGGTTGGTAACTCGGGTTCGTATTCGGCAGGCGGCGGTGCGTTGACCAACGTCACGCCCACCACGAGCAGCACAACGGCGTTCACCGACTTTGACGACATCACCTTCACCTCGGCCACCATCACGGCTCGCGGCGCGTTGATCTACAACGACACTGCTGCTGGTGACCCGACGGTTGTTGTGTTGGATTTCGGCACCGACAAAACGTCAACGGCAGGTGACTTCCAGATTGTGTTCCCTACTGCGGATGCTTCGACGGCCATCATCCGCATTGCCTAACGCAAGCGGGGTGACCGGCCATGGCGAACATCACAGGCTGGAGCCGAGGCACATGGTCTGAAGGCGCGTGGAGCGAGGCTGTACCGGTAACGGTTACTGGCCTCTCTGCCACTGCCTCACCGGGAAGTGTTACTGTTGTCGGTGATTCGACGCTCACGGTAACAGGCCTTTCGGCGACAGCTTCTGTGGAAAGCGTCACGGTTCAGGTCAACGTTGCGCCGACAATTGTCGGCCTTGCAGCGACTGGTTCTGTTGGTGTGGTCACGACCACTGGCACTGCAGATGTTCCAGCGACGGGGGTTGATGCGACGGCCTCCGTCGGAACCGTCACTGTTGCTGCAGGTGCAGATGCAACAGTCTCTGGCTTGGCAGCTACCTCTGATGTTGGCAGCGTTACCTTCCGCGCTCTGGTTGCTGCAGTTGTAACGGGCGTAGAGGCCACCACCGCAGTTGAGGGTGTGACTGTCGGCGAGGGCACAGGCGTAAGCACGACGCTTACAGGCGTCGAAGGAACGAGTGCCGTAGAATCTGTTACGGCCACGGGCGGCGCAGATGCACCCGTCACTG